TGAGTCAGCGATGTTGACACCAGGTGTGTGATATTTTGCAGAAGCAATTCCTGATACTGGGAACTGAGCAGACTTACCTGATGTGATTGTACGCATCAAGTGCAAGTCCTTCATGACATTGTTCTGTTCAAAAGCAGTCAGGATTTCTCCTGAGAAGACTTTGAGAAACAACGCATCATTGTCAGAACCCCCAGAAATGAGACCACTGCGGCTTGGGGATGTATTACCATTTGCCATAGTTTTTATCTTTCTATTTTAGGGTTAGTTTTAGTTTATTGTTTTTTGTCTTCGATTATCTGCTTACCAAATGTTATCCTCCTCGGAGGGCATTGTGCTTATTAATCTTAAACGAAAGTTATAGGAAGGGCATAGCTCGTTGAGCATAGGCTTCCAGTCTTAATTGCTTACTGTCACTGATGGGGTAATGAACTCGTCTCCAAGCACCACCACCACCATTCCATATAAACAACCAATGCTTTACAGTAGGCTCTATTCCTTGTTTTTTAATGTGGTTTGAATAGTGCGACAGAACTGTATAAGCTATTTCTTTAGAAATTTTAGGGTCGAAACAATCTTCATGGACAAGGCTTTTACCACTGATACGGTTGTAGTCCCTAACCATAATACTTGTAATTTGATAGTAGCCAAAAGCTTTCCCACCGTCGCCAATGACGTTAGGCTTACTATTCGGATACACTTCCCACAGAGGGATTTTTGACACGAATCTGGAGATTGACAGATTTTCATTTGCTTTTAATTGGGGGATTAGGAACGCAAGAAAAGATAATAATATTAAATATAATTTCATTCATCTTATTTAATTTGGGATGAGCCAAAGTAGAATCCTACAATGGCAAGAGCCGTTTGTCTGATTTCAGGAAGTATTACAAAGCCTTGAACGGTTTCCCATTGGACACTCTTGAAGAACCCTAGAAAGCCTCCAGTCTCTCTGGCAACACTGATACCCACACCTGTCCACGCAAACACGAACGGGGCTATTACGATGGCAAAGACAGTAGAGACCACTAGGAATCTACGAACTAATACACCACCATTACGTTTGGCAGCGGCATCAGCCGAGGCATCTGCGGCTTGCTGGGAAGAAAGCATCCTCTCAAATTGACGGGCTTGGTTTTCCATCTGTGAACCAATGAGTTTCATTACGAAACCACTGATTCCACCTCCGAGCATTGCTATTAGTTCTGGGGTCATAATTATATTGCTGTTGTGACTGCTAGTCGCTGTTCAACTAACTTTCTGTATCCTGCGTCTTCAGCATACTTAGGGTCACGCATTGCTCTGGTTACCTCAGCGGCAGAACCATACGGTTTTACTCCAGCGTCAGTAGCAGAAGTCCCACCTTTTT